AATTAAAAGTTTTTGAAACATACAATAAATCAAATTTTTCCGATAAATCATCAACAAGCTTTACCTTATGCCCTTTAGATTTGTGATAGGCAGATATTTTCATTAAGGGCAAGGATGGAGAATTTGAATCAGAAAGCAAACCGATTTTAATCGAGCCCATCTAATCTCCCTTCTACCTCACAAAGAAATAGAGCTTTTTGTAGAGCCTTTTCAAAATCCTTTGTATTCAGATTTTCATCCTTGAGAGCTTCTTTAATTTCAGAATAAGAATTTCCATTCATAATCATTTCTATGAGTGGAGATAATATTTTTTGTGATTGGAATTCAAGCTCATCTGCCACAATCAGGTCAAAAAGATCATCTATTTTTTGCTGACCGTTGGAATTCTGAGTTTCTTTAAATTGACTGAATGAAGGCTGTGTTAGTTGTTGTGGTTTAACTATTTCAAAATCCTCATCTTCGAGACCATAGTTTTTGATGAAGTATTTTTTTGAAAACTGGACTCCGCTTTCAGATAGTGTTTTATCTCTTTGAGCCAGATTAAGGTCTATATCTTCTTCTTCATACAATTCAAATTCCGGAATTTCAGAATTTAAAAAATTTAATTCGTAAATCCAACGCAATAGTTGATTTATAGTTTTTTCAACTAACTTTTTATCTGAATCGATAATGTCCTGCCTGACTTGGAAATGAGTGTTTGAAGCGGCATAACTTCCAGTGCTTCCAATTTCAGTGGTGAGCGTTTGACCTATAATTGCTTTGGATATTTCTGCGTTCATTTTGTCTATAAGTTTTTCAAAAATTTCCGCAGATGAAGATTTTTCCGCCTCTTGAATTTCTACAGATGAGTCATCAGGAATAACAGCAATTGCATCCTGAATCATCCTCTCTAACATATCAGCCAGTGTGTTTGTTTCTTCTTGAGAAGCACCCCGTGGATGTTTCCCGATTATATGGGGCATTCCATATTTTTCAGTAAATACAGTCCAAAATTTCAAACCGCCTTTTTTGAATACAACCTGCCAGAATACTTTAGAAAGAACCCTATCTCCATAAGGATTGTCATAAGATGCATTATATTGAGGGCATAAGAATTTTTTAGGTGGAAGTTCTTCTCCAAAATAATTTTGCTTTGTTTTAAAACGAAGGTTGTTATTCGCATCATAACAAAACCATTCTGTTGGTTTTGATTTTAACTCTGCTGGAAGTATTAAGTTGCCTTCCTTTTTCCATATAATTTCTATTGGTTGAAAACCCCATAATACAGAATCAAGAATGTCGTTTATTAATTTATAAATATCAAGCTTTTTTAAAAGATTGGAAAGCAGCTCAATATTATTGTCTTTATTTAGTCCTCTGGCAATCTCCCATTCAAGAGAAAGAACGCCGGCTTTCCTCGATTGAACGCAGGCTGTAACATGAGGATCGCACAGTAGTTCTCTATATATTTTTATATCTTTGCCTTGCCTGCGAAGAACAATATCAGGGTCAGGCAAAATGTTGCATAAAGAATAAAAATTTAGAGAACGCTGGCGTGTTGCGATTTCTTCAGACAACGATTTTTTTGTATTTGCTTTTTTAATTATGCTTTCATCCATAAGAAATTAAGCACCTATATTCTTTTTGAATACAGTTAAAATGTCTAACAAACCGACTTTGTATATGTTTTGTAATACATCGATCTCAAAAACTTCTTCCGAATCAACAACTAGCTTTGCATAAGTAACCGCCATTGTTGTTTCATATTCTGCATTGTCCTGAGGTTTGATTGTTCCTAATGGAAATTCTTTAAAAGTGCCTATTAGAAAAGCAGTTGCCGGGACTTCTTTTATTTTTCCAAGCCCGTTATATGTTTCTAGGTTTGCTCTAACTTGAAGTATTGCCGCTGTAAATGGGTTTGCACAAGTTCTTAGAACATCGGGATATAGAGCATTCCATTTTATCTTGCATTCCAACTTATCGATGCCGGCAAAGAATTCAGCAGAACCAACCATTCCTAATGCTTTGTGTTCAGCCATTTTATGCTTTATCTGAGGTAGTTGTACCTCTTCAGCTCGACCAAGAAGATTGTTTCCGTTCATGTAGACATTACAATTAGTGAGCTTGTTAATCTCAATCTTATTTACCAAAATTTATCTCCCAATTATTTTTTGAAAAGAGCGCAATTAGTGATTTCTGTGTTTTCGTAGTGTAAAATTACAAGTTCTTGACTGATGCATTGAACGAGAGGACATTTATATATGTTTTTGCATTTATAACAAAGGTCGTTTTCAGTTGTGTGAATTTCTAATTCCGCTTTATCGTTTACAATTGCGTACATCTATGCCCCCAATGATTGCAGAAGTTCTATGTCAATGAAGCTCTCAAAAGTTATCCTCTCAGCAGGAACTGGTGGCATAAACTCTATGTCAAAGGTCAAATGTCCGTTTGCAACTTCTGTTACCGGGTTTTTATCAGCGTTATATGAGCATTTGCCATCAATTAACGCCCCTCTGCCGATAAGAGTTCTGATAAACTGATTTACAGTTTCCACGATTGAATCAATCAGACCGTCATCTATCGGATAATCAATAAATTGCAGCATTGAATATTCAACTGACTCGTGCAAAATATCTGCGGTTCTTCTAACATTGATAAAATTAGTTGGATCTGTTGATGTTGGATAAGCAGAACTTCTGTTTCCCCAAGTCAAGAAACCTGTTCCATAAGAATTAAAAACAGTAAGAATACCAGCCTCATTCAAAGCATTAACTTCACTGGACGGGTCATTTATCATAGATGTCAACTGCCGCTCAAGTCCAAGAATGTTTTGAATAGAGGTATTAGATGGTGACCAATGATAGCCTTTTTCTATATCTTTTGCGGCTATAACACCGGCTAATCTTTGGGAATAGGGCTCGAGAACAATTTTGTCATTGTCGCTGTCATAAACTTTCAAATGCGGATAACAAAGAACAATTCTGTCAGAGGAAACATTAAAATTAATCTTTCCTTCAGAACCTCTTCCTGTAATTGCCTCTTGAACGGTGGCGCCAACAGGTGCATCTACAATTCCGATAGCACGGATTTTGTTGCAAATAGCGTTTATATTCGCAACAACCGCACTATCTTCACAGTACACAGGTGCAATTATAGTTTTCGGGTAATAGCCGAACATTGAATAGCAATCTTCAAATGCTTTCATTCCTAACCGTTTGCCCGTCAACGGATCAATAGAACCGTTGATTTCACCCATAGTTACATCTTCAGGTGCCTCATGCTTATCAGGATTGAAAACATTGATTACAATTACAATACCGGCACCTTGGTCAAAAATAGCTTTCAGTGCTTGTGGAATAGTAAATCCGGGTTTGTGATTACCAAAGTATTTAACAGCTTCAATTTCGTTTAAAATTAAAGTTGGGGTATTGATTGATTTATATTCGTCAGAAACATCGTTGATGGGAGCAGTTCCCACAAGACCAATGACCGCAGTCTTAACCGTCTTGATGGTTCGTGCGCCTTTTTGAACTTCGACTGTTTCCACTCCGTGCAGAAAACTTGCCGGCATAAAACTCCTCGTTATTAATGTTTATTTGTCTAATAAATTTGAATGCAGGGAACGGATAAAGAGAAATTGATGGCATATTGCCATATTCCTTTGTTTTCAGAAATAAAATTTTCTTTAATCGGGGTTAATTCAGAGCAACCTTCTATTTCATACCCGGTAAGAGCTAATCTCACAGTATCAAGTAATTCATAAGCTCCTTCATTAGAACGCAGATTTCGAGTTACAATAGTTATAGAAAACTCGGCAGTTTTAATTTGATTAACAAAACCAAGACTCTGAGTTGTACTGTAATTAGCACCTTGATAATGTATAAGGATAGCTCCTAGCGGATGCAAAAGAATAAATTCAGAGGGCTTATCTGGAAAAGGTCTAATAAGAACTTCGGGGATTTCTTCTTTTAATCTTTCGATTATTTTGTCCTCAATATCTTTAATATTCATACATTACCCTGCGAAAGATACTATCCCGATAGCTTTTATTAG